TAGAAGATAACTATCTCATCTTCTTTCCTTTTATTTTCAATCAGGTAAGGTAGTAGCCGCTGTATCTCTACAAGCTCATTACAAACCGTTACAGCATAACTAATTTTCATTACATTGCGTAAAACTCAATTACCTCTAGAGCATCCATGAAGTCTCTTTGCTTGAAGTTCCGGGCTCCTTTCATATCCATTTTGTGGGTCTGACCTTCAGGGTACTTGTGCTGCTCCTCTTTTAGGATCTCAACAGCCTTAACAGCAGTCCATACCCAGTTCTCCTTAGTAGTTCCGTCTATGAAAACCATCCCTCTGCCCGGCAACGTCACCGTAGCAGGCATCCAGATATTCCCGTCCTGGTCCTTATGAAGGAGGTCTTTGTAGAGCTCTGGAGAAGATTCTAAAGCATTCGTAGTAGCTTGACTGCCTTCAGTCATAACTGTTGAGGTTGTAAACCCGCACCCCATACATAGCCACGTCGTTAGCTTGTCGGTGACGTGCTGTTCGTAGCAGGCATTGGAGCCGCATCTCTTGCAATCGGTTAACTTATCCATTTATTTTTTGTAATTTAGGAAGATTTAAGGTAGGAAGTTTGAGCTCTATCTGCTTGGTGAAGGTGGGGAGATTAGCTGTTAGAATTGTATCTAATTGCTCTGCCATCTTCTCCCAGCTAAAGTTTGTACGAGACTTATATCCCTGTCTCTTTGCTAGCTCTGCATACTTTTTATAGTCTTCAAAGACAAGGCGAAGAGCGGTAGCTGCTTCGGAATCGTTAGGGGTAAACCATTGAGATTCTTTTAAAAGCATTTTATCTACTGCAGCACTCTTATCAACATTAGTTAAGGTTCCGTTGACTAGGTAGCAGAATTCCTTATCCAGGAAGTCAATATGACCGGACCAGTTGCAGGCAATGATAGGTTTGTTTACTAAACTAAACTCTAGCAGAGGCCTTCCAAAGCCTTCTCCTTTGGTGAAGCTAATCATAGCTTTTACTTTAGGGTGATTGTAGAGATGGTTAATCTCCTGATCAGACATCTCCCCATGAATTATATAGATGTTGGGTAGTGAACCTTTAACGGTCTTTCTTATAGCATCGATCTTCTTCAGCAGCTGATCCCTATCAAGGATAGAAGCATTAGCTGACTGAGTCTTTAGAATTAGAGCAGGTTGCTTCTTCTTATTCTTAAATACTTCTAAGAAAATTTTAACCATATACCCTACATTCTTTCTGTCTTGACCTACGTTACCTTGCAGCCAGTGTCCAACAAATAGGTAAGCGAATTCCTCCTCAATACCTTCGAGGTTAAACTTTGAAGTGCCCGGAAGATACTTTGTAAGATCAGCTCCTTCAAATAATACCTCCATAGGTTTTTCAAGTTTAATCTGCCTTTTGACCTTGCCGTTCTCTTCAACGTTAAACTGAGAGCGTAAGAAGGTTTCTTTCGAATGCTGGGATGATACTAGGTTAAGGTTCATCCTATTCAAACCTTCAATCCAGCTAGGATCACAAACAGTGGTTTCAATACCGGCCGTAATGCCGATGTTGTACTCTCCTACTGCCTGGAATTCGTTAGGTACTGTAATTTGAATCCAGAGGTTAGGTCGACTTGTGATCGAAGGTATAATAAGGGAAGCAAGCTCATGCTCGGAATGCTCTTTGAGATATCCAAACCGAGTACTGCCCCAGCGCTGGCTTAAAATCTTAACGTCGTACTTGCCTGATTTAAGAAGAGCCTTAACAAGATCTCTTGACCGTCCACCGTAACCGCTGTAAGTATCGATCGGGCAGCTAACTATAACTGAAATTTTATCCATTAGTAGACTATTGGGTGTTTAACATATTTTTTTTCTACATCCTTTACCTTAATGATATCGTAGCTGGTCCGGGGTGTAAACTCCTGGAAGGTCTTATCAATGTACTTGATAATATTTCTACCCATGTTATCAGCTGACATCATTGATTCTTCTGATAGGACCCACTCCCGGCCGGCTGCTCCTCTGCTCTGCCTCTCCTGACTTGACATCTGGTAGGTTTTTAAGATAGCATCCGTAACGTCTCTAAAGTCGCATCTATCATCGAAGATGTAGGGAGTCGGAACTGAACCTACTAGAGAGATGTTAGAAGGGAAGACCGGTATTACCCACTCACCATGCTCCTTATAAGTTCCCATATGATTGGAAGGTACTTCAAATGAAGGAGTATACCATTCACCTTTGTCATCAACAAACCTCATCTGATCTTGCATCCCACCGGTAACATTACCGATGATCATAGTCCCGGCCATCATAGATTCAGTCAGACTTAAACCCCAACCTTCGTTAGAAGAGATTAACACAGTGACGTCGGCTAGGTTATAAAGCCAGTTCATTGATTCGGTACCAAGTCTTTCCTGAGAGAAGAATACATTCACGTATGATGAGTCGCATACAGCCTCTCTTACGGCATATAGATCAGTTCCATTTTCGTCCACGGGCTGGGTATGCATTATAAGAGCACATCTCTTTGCTTTCTCAACACCGATCTTATCACAAAAGTTTCTATAGGCTAGTATAACATCACCGGGTGACTTTCGTCTAATGTTCCTGGAGTTCCAGAACACTACATAGTCGATCTCTTTGCCTTCAAAGATAGTCTTTTTGAACTCCTGATACTTATCAAAGTTCTTATACTCGGAAGTAATAGGGAAGAAATGCTTTTGATTGATGCCGTGAGGAACATATTCAATAATTTTCTTACCGGCAGCTTCTTCTAATACAAGCTTATTGATGTTGGTAGTCTGCTTAGAGATTCCCATCAGCAAGTCACAGCACTCGTAGTAAGCCTTATTGTATAACGGAGCCGGATAATCGTCCCAGATATTCAAGTACAGCAAAGGAATTTGCTGCCTGATCTCTCTTTCGATATCATACAACCAAGTCCAGTACCTAGGATCGGTGAAGTGCAGTATTGCATCTGGCTTCTCAGTCCTGATAAGTTCCCTGACTATGTCAGCTGTCCCGTAACCGGATGTTGCATAAAGCTTAACACTAGAATCTTGGATTCCATTCTGCTTGTTAACGTCGTCAGAGAGGTCGAAAGCTTTCTTCTCGTCAGGGTGCTTCATCGCACCTCCTAGATTCACCCAGTTAAAGTGGTGGGAGGTACCTACTACAATCTCTCTCGCCATAGTAGCGACTCCGGAGTGCAGCCTTATATCATCACATAGCAGAAGAATCTTCTTTCGATCTTTCTGCTCAATATAACCAAATTTGTCTTGCATTATTTTATGTTTAAATCGTTCTGATTATGTACTTTGTTTCTAAACGTATCATCCGTAAGATAGAAAAAGATCGCTCTATCTGCCAACTTTTGGAATGAAAATTTATAGCGTACGCATTGAACTTTAAACTCATCGAATAACTGCTGCTCTACTTTGACGCTTGTCAGCTTTTTGTTGTCCATAGCCTTTGTTTTATATATACATATATAAATAGGCTGTGACTACAGAATAGCTGCATTGCAGAGAGGGCTTTTGTTAAATGGACAGAATCTACAGTTGTTCTTTGATGCGTTCTTAGTAAAATCTTTTTCTATATATTGACCGGAGTTATTAAAGGCTTCCTCCACAAACCTATTCAAACCAGACATCACCTGTCCTCTTTTGATCTTTCCTGAAGCAGGTCGGAATTGCTGCACCCTCTTAGGTACGAACTCCCCTCCTTCAAATATTTTTCTTCTAACGATAAAAAATTCTACGTTGATGCTATCTACATCAGTACCGAACTGCTGGGCGAAGAATTCTTTATAGAATAGAATCTGAGAGATCTTAGTATCGCTTTTCTTCTCATAGTCACTCCATCCCTTGGTCGAAGTCTTGATATCCAATATCAAATACTTTCCTGTAACTTCGTTAAAGAAGACTAAGTCCAGGTAGGCTTTAAAGTATAGTCCGGGCTTAAGCTTCTGAATAAGCGGAACCTCTACCCCTACTAAGTATGTGCCCTTGGTGCTAAAGTAGATAGCTCGTTTCTTTTTTAGGTAGTCCAGGATCGCTATTCCGTCATTATGGAATTCCTGGAGCTGGGCCGGAGTGGTGAAGTCTTTATTTCCGTTACTAAACCTCTCTTTCTTGTAAGTCTTCTTTAACCGGTCCATAAGGTAGGCCGGTAGATCGATCTCATTAGAAGCTTTGACGGACTCATTAAAGAGGACATCAAGCCAGTTCTGGACTGTCTCATGGAGTGCAGTCCCGAAGACAGTATGGATGCTAGGAGTGTAAGGTGCTAGCTTTTTCGGATACGAAAGGTACCACTGATGTGGACACGTACTGTAGATTGAGTATTGACTGTAGGAGATGTTTTTATTCTCCTTTGTGTCGTACTTCTCTACTTCATATTCACGAACCAGGCTTACCTCCTTAGGAAGTTTCTTTTTTGCCATCTTACTTCTTCCACATCCCCCTTGCCACTAGCTGAGCTATGATGCCGTAGTTAGCCAGGTCCTGGTAAGTATCCATCAAGGATTCGTTCTGAACGCTTCGTCGATTAATAAGCAGGTTCTTCCATCGGCTTACTTTATCAGAGATCCGATACCAGAGCCCGGTCAGAGCAAAGCCAATCTCATCTTCAGTAGCGAGCTGGGTACCTGCAGTAATGTTATGCATCCCGTAGTCAAGGTGCTTCTTAGCGAAGAGCTCTAGTTGCTCTTGCTGGACCTGAGTATAGCCATTGTAGATAGTCGGGTATTCTTTCTTTAGAATCTCAACTGCGCTCACTTGAGCAGTAACTTTCTTATCATTCATAACCTTAATATAAGAAAAAAACCCTTGGGATACAAGGGCTCTTTAAACTTTTTATTCTTTTCTTTCTCCTTTGTGAGGATCTATTCGATCTAAGATCTTATTTAGATCTCCTATGTGAATGTAGCCTGACATCGAAGCATTCTTAAGAGCACTTATAAGCTGTAGAAGTATGAAAGGTACGATAATGGTTTCAGATAACCAACTGGTACCTGCAAATCCTTTCTCTACCATCAGTATCACAGTCAGCAGCACCACCCAGGTTATTGCTCTTTGCAGCACCTTCACAGCCTTAAAGGTCTTGAAGCCCTCTCTCTTGATCCCGGCTATAATACCGAAGAACCCATCCACAAACACTACAGCAATCAGAGCAAGATACTGCTCAAAATTACCCATTGTCAGCTCTAGAAAATAAGAGCAGCCGAATGAAAGAGAAGTGGTGATGGAAAGAAAGATGGCAGTTTGTTTCATTACTTTACGTACTCGAAGTACTTCTTAGTCTTGGCATTTCTGTCTTCAAGTCCGTGAGTACCGCCGTTGATGCGCTTGGTGAGCTCTAGGATAGCTGCATCGTTGATGCCCTTATCACAGATAGTCCATAGTTTATTTCTTTCAAAGAAAAACATAGCTGATTCGAAAGCATACTTAGTTGCAACCGTATCAGGGTTAGTCAAGACCTCGTCATTGCCTAAGTACTTTGCAAATGCTTCATAGTTGGCTTTACCAGTCAACTGCAGAGCTCCTCTGCCTCTGAACTTGTATCCGTCTCCTGATGCTTCAGCTCCGTTGCCCATCCTGTCGGCGTAGACTCGGTTTGCAATCTTTTCAGGCTGGCGGGCGTAAGACTCTTCGAGGTTACCGGGGAAGTACTTGCCAAAGATACCTTGCAGGCCTTGGGCGGAGTAGTTTAGGTTCTCTGAGAATGCTTTGAAGCCTCCTGTTTCGTGGGCTGTTTGAGCGAAGAAGTGAGCTGCTCTCACTGGAGTCAACTTATAAAACTCCATTGCCTTCTTCATTGTTCCGGGACCAAAAGCGCCGTCAGCAGCTATACCCATCTTCTCTTGTAAACTTTTTAAGCTCATAATCTAATTTTTAATCGTTATTCTCTTCTTTCTTTCCTCCGAAAATCTTTCCTGCCTCTGCAATACCAAATGCACCTAGCGTAATCATTACAAATGAATTGAAGATTGTATCGCTGATTATTAGGTGATTGCCTAAAATACCTGTTACTATGTCGGCTCCTGCAAAGATAGCCATTACTGTGAATGATAAAAACCCAACGATTGTCTTTTCGTTTAGGTCGTTTTTATCTTTGAACATATCAAAAAATCCCATAAATTTTTATTTAAAAAGTTAAACTTGTAGAACTAATTAAGAAAACAATTTACGGCAACCCTTTGATATAAATAGACCTACTTTAGGGCGTCAACGATAGCTTTTTTAACAGCTACTGAAAATTCTGTTCTTTCGAATGCTAGAGTCTCATCCTGGAGCTGCATTAGCGTAGCAGCAACGTTTGTATTGGCTCTACCTACTCCGTGGTATACCGATGAACCTATTGCGATGTCTACTTCAACGATTGTTTTCTTTTGCTTAAACTCAAAAGGTCCTACTCTGATACCTTGAGTAGGTGCTTTAATTTCAGTCACCGTAACGTAAACCGGACTAGCATTTTGATCGCTTTGGTCGCACAAAGGATTGCCTCTTTCATTGAGAACGTCCTCGGTGATCTGCCTTAGCCCGAAAGTAAATTTCTGATTGTCGATACCGGCTAGGTTAGCATTCGAAGTTACGCTAGCTACGTAGAAGCACATGGCAAGGATTGGATTGATCATTGGAGTTTACCTGCGTTAGTTGGTTGTGTGGCGTTATGTATTCCTGTGCCCATTATGTAGAATTGATTTTGATTCTCAATAGTACGTACCTGGGTAGGGGAGTATGTGTTATAATAATTAGTGTTAGGATTAGCCTCAATGGTAGTTTTTTCTGCCTGAGTAAAGATATACTTGTTATGGAGGGAGTTTGACTTTAATAAGCATAGCAGAAATTTATATCCTCCCAGTCAAAGGTAGCTGAGTTATTACAGTCACAAGTGTAAAAGTCCCAGTCCTGTAACGGACCTAAATTACCTTTTATAAACATCATGTAGATAAGACTGAAGTCAGTAATAGGGTGAAACTTCTGAGAGGTGTTGATTGTAACCTTGTACTGCTTATTGGTGGGATTAGAAACTACTACCTGTCCAGTTGCGTTTGTATTCTGAGTTGATATTGTAGACCAGCTTCCTTGGTTTGAAGAAGATGTAAAGCTAAAAGCAGTACCGGCTGCATAACTTGTAGTCGTGATATAATTCACACCCAGCCATGCAGCACCGCTTGAAATGCCCATCTGTTCTTGGTTGGAACCGTCAGCAGTGAATGCGCGCATCACTACGTAAAAGACTGTAGGTTGAGTTTTTACAAAGTATAAGTCCCATATCACATTTACTCCTGATTGACTGTACTGGCAGTTCCCCTCATACCTAACCCTAAACACATCCCCCCAAGTTCCATCAGTGTAAGTTTCAGTTGAAACCTTAGACATGTTATTGTCTGAGGATCCGTTATCAACTGAAGTTATGTGGATAGTAGGAACGTTCGGGTTGGTTGCACTACCTTGGTAGCCTGAACTGCTTG